CCAACGTTCTTCTTCATCTTGTCGGCTAGACTCGACCATTTCAAATTTATTACGGATGTAGTCGGCAAGTTCTTCTGAACCAGATTTAGGTTCAAAAATAAGAGCTTCTACGTGTTCTTCTTCAGCCATTATTAGTATCCAAAGTTTGAATCAGCGGGTTGCCATCTTTGTATCGGTATTTGACTTGGGTAATCAAAAATGGACCGTGATTGTGGGCGCGACATAATACCATATCGCAAAGCATCATACAGGTGGTCTTCAGCTTTAGTGTTGACATCTTCGGGGTTATTCTTATCTAACGGCAGTGTCGGCAACTGTGCTATCAAGTTAGTGCAATTACTAAATATTTCCATACCAGCTCGCCCTGTTTCATCGTTGACCATCAACCGTCTATGTACTTCGTTTTTGCCTGCTACACGACTACCACGGCTACGGTCAGAGGGGCGCCACCGGCATCCCTCGACAATCATTTGTTCAGCTAAGCTTGGGCCTGTGTCTCCTCGCTTGTGCCATAGAGACGAGTCAAGCACGCCATAGTGAATTGATTCACCTTCTTCTGCTGCCAACACCATATGTGCTAGTTCTTTAGCCGTTACTTTGCTAACGTATAATTCTCTATATACAAGTAACGTTTCATCTGCAGGGTCTACAGCAAACCAAAGAACGCCGGTAGCAGAGGAGTAACCGTAATCGCAAGCCCTAAACTTGCGCCATGTATTCGGGACAGAAAAAGGTTCTGTAACATGGACTAACCTATTAAACTCTGAAAACGCCGCACCTTCAGCAATATCCCACGAGCCTTCTAAGAGTTGCTTGCGCTGTACTTCAGGCAATGAGAGCAGCATGGCTTCGTAATCGCCTTGCTCATAAAGATACGGATTATCCAGCAATTTAGCCGGAATAAAACGCCGTTTAAACAGTGGCGTCCCCGCCTTGCTATGGCGTTCAGGATAAACCAACGTTTCGCTCGTAGTAATATCAGTCGCCCAAAACGATGTGTTGTGCGGCGCAGGGTCGATGAACATCTTTTTAACCCACGCATGCCCCGGACCACCAGGGTTGGTTGTCGCTCGCATGAAGACGGGTAGCGACGAATCAGCCGTTCTGAGACGTGAACGTAAATAATCCCAAGCATAAGGTGTCGAATACTGCGTCAGTTCGTCTATACCAATGTAAGTAAACGCCTGACCTTGGTAACGCAGAACATCCTTGTCCTGCTCTAGATATGTCATCCAGATTCTAGCTCCAGATGGAAAAGTCCATTGGCTTTTCTTTTCCATCCATTTTGCGCCGGGATATGCTTTTGGATACATTTCCTGACTTTTGTGTATTAGTTCGCGCAATTCATCATTTGTACGACGTAGAATGAGCGCGTTAAAATTAGAGTTTTGGCAATACCTTAGTGGGTCTATAATGAGTGCGTAAGATTTACCGCCGCCAGCTGCACCCCCGTATAACACTTCTCGTTCTGAGGATGCTAGGAAATCTGTTTGAGGACCAGCATTAGGTTCAAACAAAATCTCATCTTGTTGTTCCTCGACAGACTGATAAGCACTACTACCTAAAAGTTGAACCTCAGTTTCTTGTTGAGCTTCTTCTTGTTTAGTTAGCTTAGCTAATTTTTTCTGCGCCATGTTAAGCTGTGTACGCGCAGAACGTTTAGCTCGCTTCAGTTTCTCCTGTTCCCGTTGCTCTTTGGTCTTGGGTTTGGATGTTGCCTTGGGCCGCGGTCTGGGCAGCACGGCGTTTTTGTTCAACATGCCGTCGTCTATCCGATGCATCACGCTTAACACGTTTCCACAGACCCATGGAAGTTATCCGTCTGCCTGTGTAGTCCGTAAGCCATCTAGCGACTTCTGGGTATGAAGACATTTTTAAATATCTTATACCTAACTCTAGGGCTTCCAATTGTTCATCAATTGGTTCTAGTAACTGTGGGTCAAATTCTGAACGTTTGTATCCCCACGGAACTCTAGGACCATTAGCTCTGTCATATCTATTCGTTGGATTCAGTCTCTGTGCTATCGTCATCATTCTTTGCCGGCAATATAAATAAACCCATCGGTTTTTCTGCCGATACGTTTAGCTTTTCTACCTTAGAAAGCCCCACTCTGTCAAGTATTTGTTGCGAGGCAGATAATTTTTCTCTGTTACCGATAGCCGTAGGGTCATCAATAACCCCCACCATAGATAATACAGCTTTAGGCGCATTAGCGGCCATTTCAAGTTCTGCACGCTCTATAATTTCAGTGCGTAACGCTTGCATAATCGCATATGGATTAGTCGTCTCCGAATATCCTGCAATACGCATTGCTTTACTGTAATTGCCTTTTGCCTCGGTAAACAGAGCGTCTAGGAATTTAGTTTGTAATTCTGTCAGTTGTTTAGGCACGAGGATTCTTCTTTCTACCTGTCTTAGTCCTAGCAAATGACCGGTTACGTGACTTGGACTTTACAGATAATTTTTTATTATTCATCGGATTACCGCTAGAATGATGTACGTCTTTTCCATCACCTTTAGTAACCTTGCCTTTTTTTGCCATGATGGCGCGAGCGGCGTTACGGGAAGCGCGACGTTTTTTTTGTTTTGTTCTAGAGTGGTAGCTGTCATACTCTTTTCTATAATTACGTTTACCGGTCATGCTTTTGACTTTTTCCGTTTGGTCGACTGTTTCCGTCCAGAGGGTGAAACGGACCATCTGATTGAGGTTGGCTTACCTCCGGGATTTCCGGCTTTTCTTTTCCTGCGCACGGCCGCAGCTTTCTGTCCTTTAGACATTTTGGCCGCTGCCGCCGCCGGGCGACACGCTGGATACTTTCTCTTAGATTTACTGGCTGATTTACGCCCACACTTTTTTCCTGTGGACACATCTCGCCAATCTTCTTTGAACCACTTACGCAGTCCCCCTTGATAACTCATACCGTTTCACCTTTATATCCCTACAACTGCAGCCATGGATACCATTGCAAACATAATGAATCCAAAACCTAATAGTGATATGATGCCAATTGTAAGGGCAATTTTAACGTTTTCTATAAACTCTGCTCTTTGCCGTAACGCTTCTTTTCTAGCTTTTGTCGCTGCGACCTTTGCTTCTTGAATTCTTCGGGCCCGTTCATCTATGATGCTTTGCCATGTGCCCGGACCAAACCGCAGGTCGATTAAAGTTCTCATCTCCTGAACTTTTTCTTGCGCTAACCTAGCATCTATGACTTCTTGTGCTACTGATTCAATACCAAATTGGTCGCCTATACTCCTGCCAGATTTTTTAGACCTTTGTTGTTGTACCTGCTTTTCGCCTTCAAGCAGATTATCTACGTATTTTGCAATATCACCAATATCATTAGCGGTGTTAATAGTCGATTTTATACCGTCTACTGCACTTTTTACTAGTGCAATACCTGCTAGAGTTTCGGCAATCATCTCTTTTCCTCACAAGATTACTCATCTATGGCGACCTTGGCTATGACCTCCATCCGCCGCCCATCGCCTTATATCGTTTTGCCGCAAAAGCATTAGCGTACGCAGAAGGGTAAACTTTAAATTTACGTTTGGCCTCAGCCTTAGCTTTACTCCAAAGAGCTGGCTTTGTGGGTGTGGGCTTTTTAGATTTTGATTTTTTCTTAGCTGCCATTTATCTACCTATTAGGGTCAAAAAATTCATTAACCGATATGAGAGCTGAAATAGTGCCAGAAGTCTCGGCGGTTAACACAATTTTATCGTTAGCATTCAGACTTATAGAATTGCCATCAACAATATTAGTAAAAGAATTAGCTGCCATAGATAAATCTTGCACTATGTAATAATACGCTGACGCATTCGAGTCATAGTATTGTGCGGATATTTTCTTTGCACCTGAATTATTGTTACTAAAACTAAAGTGCTTTACCACTGCTGCATGTCTTGTGGGAACAGTATATATAACCGTCCCACCCGTGCCAACAGTTACACCGACAGTGGTAAATTTTGCACTTTCAAGTAAAGGCATCTGTTACTTCTTTTTCATGCCGCCGCCGCGCATCTTGCGAGCCATTTTCATTTTGCCGGCGCGAGCTTTTGTTTTAGGTTGCTTGCCCATTCCCATGCCGCCACCGCGCATTTTAGCCATTTTCATTTTGCCGCCACGGGCTTTAGTTTTCTTCATTACCATATCTAAGATTCCTTCTCGCCAACACTAGGCTTTCAAAAACATCATCTGGAAAGTGTTTATAATATCCTGACTTTTCCAGACTCACTGCGGCATCATCAAGCTTCGATAACCGCTGCACGAATACCATACAGTATTCTAAATCTTCCTGTTCATCATGAATCAGGAAATCCAATCCAGCATCTTCTGCATCATAATTAGGGTGAAACACCATGAGATGCATATCTTTGCCGGCAATAGACAGTGCCTCGTTCATGCCGTCACACCACCCATCAAGATATTCTATGTTGGGTAGCTCCTCGCTCGCCCATACGATGATGTCAAAACCAAGTTCGTTATAATCTCTAACTGCATCAGCTAATCCGTCAAGACCGCTGTTGATGCTAAACATCACTTGGTTTTCTGCCCACGCTTTCTGTGCGTAAGGACAAGGCGGCATGCCATTTAATTTTTCATTCGGAACCTCTAAGAAATCCTTAGACCATTTCCGGATACTAGCTTCTACGGTATGCACGTGTCTTCTTCTTTTGTTGTTCGATAAACTTGCGATATATACTAGCCGCCGAAGTCTTTCCCGCTGCTCTGGCTCGTTGTTCCATAGCAATAGCAGCTTGTGTCTTGTGAGCGTGACTTCTGCCTGACGCTTTAATTTTACGGACGGACGCCTCTGCATCTTTAGAGGTAGCAAATTTTAAGCCCTTTATAGTGCCTTTTGGGTTCTCATCAGTGTACAAGTCGCTATGTTTTTTGCTTCTTGCAGGTTGACCTTTTTTCCTAGGTATTCTTGGAGCCATTTTTATTCATTTTCCTAGATAGCTTTTTATCTTGGTCAGAAATTTTTTTATCTTGGTCAGACTCTTCTGATGATAACTTTCTAATCCTGTTTAGTAACTGTCTATCTTGGTCAGACATTCTGTTTAGTAACTGTCTATCTTGGTCAGACATTTTTATCTTACCATCTTTGGCTTTAGATACTTTTTTATTTGCCATATTCTTTTCAATTGCACGTCCACGAGCTTTTTCATATGATGATAAATTACCGTCTTTGTCTAAGTCAGCTTTACCAGGATTCATGAGATTAGCACCTCTTTGTAGCCGTGGCACGTTGGTAGGTAACTCCATAATGTGTTTTTTAGCTGTGGTGCCGCCCTTTTTCTTTTTCGAAGGATTAGATTTTAAATCTTTTACAGCAATAGGGCTTTGTAAATACTCGTTCAACGCCATGGTTTCATCACGTTTTAAATCAATAAAATTAATACGGGCTTGTGCCTCGTTTTTTGAACTTAGTCCAGCCATTACTTTCTCCGTTTTTGTGCGCTATTAGTAGGTAGCTCCATAATATGTTTCTTAGGCATCCGTGTGCCACCGGCGCGTTTACCAACTTTTACACCTCGTTCGTCAAGATATTCAGAAAAGGATTTATCTTGCAAAGTTTTAGGTAAATTTACCCCTCGCCCCTCAAGATATTTAGCTAATCCAAAAATTGCAGAATCTACCCTTTCGCTGCCTGTTATCTTTGGTTTTACGTATTCTTCATAATATTCTTTATGAAGACGAGTGGGAGCATCTTCAGGGTAGGGTTTTGGTATTCCCTCTACAGTAGGAGCTTCAACTTTTTCTCTTTTGGTACTAACTTGCTTAAGTCCTTCAGAATATATTGAGGTCATTAAAATTCTCCAGTCTTCATGGCATCAGATAATTTGTTAGCACGTCGTCCTACCTGTCGTGCCCATCGTGAGTCCAACATCTCGTAAGATGCAGCCTCGAAGTTGCCTTCGTGGATAGCATTCCACATTTTTTTAAATTTACAGAGCCGTGGGACACCCATATTGAACGCCATGTCCATCAAAATTAACTGGCGTACGCCGTCTAACTCTTCAACGCACATGTGCACTCTGCACAGTTCATCTTCAACAATCTTAATATCATTCATGGCTAAGAAACGAGCATCTGCCTCTGTGATACCGTGCTGGTAGACTGCATCCATATTCGGTATATCCATGTAGTTTAATTCTTCTTTGCTAATACCTCGGTCCTTAAGATTACGTCCAATACCGATGGTATCAATGCCAAGTGTGTCTTTATATACGTTAAGCACCATGCCTTCGTGCTCAATAAGTTTATCTAAGAAATGAGAAGTGTTGTATTTCATTATTTTTTACCAAACTTTTCCATTAGCTTATCTATGTGAATGCGCGACTTACTTCTGTCCATATACTCTTCGTACATACCCTCTATGGCATATTCAATAAGTGTACCGATGTCCCAAGTGTATACGTAATTTCTGACCGCAGCTCTGATATCTGCTTCTGCGTAGGTTTTTACTTTAGGTGCACCCTCGGTATTTTCCATTTTAAACATAGACATTATATATCCATAGCTCCTACAATACCGCATGTATAATCCACAGATGCCCAGCTGCCGTCTTTTGGAATATCTTCGTATACCTCTTTATACCGTAAGCACTCGTTTTCTTTATCGAACCACTGAACAGATTGGTTAAAGCATTGACCATTAGCAGTACAGACAGTCAGCACTAATGCCCAGATAATCGTAGTCATTCTTTCTTGCCTTTACTTTCTTGGCCCATCCAAATACCAAAAATACCTGTCATGACACCCATTATAACAGAAACAAATGCTGACTGTTGCATCGTAGGGTTTTCTAAATTCATAAACCATTCTGCACAACGCCATGACATTAACACAGACGCAAGCATTGTCATACGTGCAATAAGGTTATATTCAATCAGCTTTCTTAGCCAACTCATTTTTACTTCTTGCCGAAAAACTTTGTCGCACTTCTGACCCCAAAGCTTGCAGCAACAATAACGCCCAAGCTGTACTGGTACCATTGAGGCATTTGCTCCAGTTGTTGAAATCCATTTGCTACTACATCTTCCATCCCAGGTATGAATGCGAGAATCAACGGGATACTAAACAAAATTACAAGCCACTCATCTTTCCATGACGACGAGGAGCTACGAGCCATTTCCAAGTCCCAGTCAATTTCGCCGGTAGCTTTCTTCTGCATAACTATGGCTTCGGCCTCAGCTTTCGCTACATCGGCCTTGACTTTTGCTTTAGTCTTCTCGACACGACCTTCCAGCCATGTTCCTGCTATATTTGCTATTGGGCCTATCAGGGCTGTTAGCATTTCCAACGTCTCCGTGCTTGTCTCAAACGGCTGTTAGGATTCTTTGCCGCTTTAGGAAACTTCTTCATCTGACCGGCGGAACGCGCACAGAATGACTTACGACGTTTGGCAGCCTTGCTTCCCGGCTTTACTTTACCGGTTACAGCTGTCTTCAGCTTAGAACCGGGATTCATTTTACGATATGCTTTAACCCCTGCTTGAGTCATCCCTGCCCCAGACTTAGTGGAGCGGAAGTTCTTCTTGTTACGAGCTGGCATCTTGCTAGGTTTGCGTGCCATTTTCTCCCTCACCTGCTTCCGGTATGATACACCGGTATTTTATAGATGAATCTGCCGGAATAATATTCCATACATCATGTACCATCTCATCAACACGAGCTTTACATAATTCTTGCGTTATGTACGGACCTCGTGTATCTTCTAGTTTGAAACATTCGGCGGGTAACATTAAAGAACAAATAAGTATAGATGCCTCGAACATTGGAACCTCCATAAAAAATGGGACGGAACTCAACGTTGGCAAAATTCCGTCCCGTGATGCCCTTGAGTGGCTATAGCGAACCCCGCAGGAATAAGTACAGCATCAAGTCGTGTTGGCAGGAGGGGGTTATCCCCCGTCGTACGGCAACATGTCCTCAGCAACCAACGCTTTTTCAACATCCTCAACGCTAAAGGTCTTACCGGTACGTTCTTGTAGTGCAGCCCTTACGTAATATACGTGGTGACTAGGGATGTGCACTCTATACTGTCCATATATTTCATACTCAGCACACAGTTGCTCTAATTTGGAACCGTATTGTCGCTTTTTCACCATTGTATATATATTGTATCACAATTTTATTGCTTTGTGAAGCTGTTTATGCTTGACAGGCTTAACGTTACCAGTACCCGCTTACCAGTAGTGGTACCAGATAATTAATTTTAGTACCAGATGCATTTTCCCTCTTGACAGAGGGGTCAAAAACATGGTACAAATTCTTGTTTTTCTTTTTTCCCTTTTTTTCTTTTTCAGTAACACCTAAGTTTATGGTCGAGATAGAGAAAATGAAAAGAAACAGAAGAAAAAACTACAAAAGTCCAATAGTGTGTACACATAGCTACTGGGAAAAAAGATATGAAGATACAGATACCCCTGATAAAGCCCCCAAATCCTACTATGCGCTCATTATGGGACAAAAAATACAAAATAATAATCAACAAGAAAAAGAAAATACCGAGAAAACAGAAATACAAAAATAAAATAGATATATTAGCATAGCTAGCTGCGGCTAGCTTTTTTTGTGCCTAAATTCTGCCGGAGGGGGTTGCTTGTGTACATGGCCGCCGACTGGTTTAAGGTTGTATTTTCCCAATCTCGGGTCGAACCCGTATACAGGTAACTGGTATAGCCCCCCTGGCCCATGCGTACCCGTCGCGCACTCACTGCTAAACCATTGTTTTTATTGTATTTTATGTCGGTTGTAACAAAGTTGCGCTGCAAAGTAATATTATTGCGTCTGCCAGGTTGTCTGCGTAACAAAATTAGGTAGCCGATGCGCCAGCGCAATATTCTTCCGGCCACCCATTTATAACGTGATGCACGAAATGGTGCAGGCATAGCGTTTTGTGTACAAAATAGCACCACATAAAATAGACCATATCGCTTGACACTACGCAGGCGCGTGATAGTGAGCGACAGCGAACATATGATAGAAATAAAGTATTGCGAATGCAATACATGATAGTCCGAACGATAGTGAGGAAAAATGATAGTGCTTCTTGTATACAATATGAATGACGCTGTTATACAATATAAATATTGCCGTAAACTATTGAAAACATTAGATAAAATATGCAGTCAACTGCAAATAATGTATAATAAAATCAATAGGTTGCAGCTTTTTTGTAATAATATTGCGCGACACACCCGCTGCAAAGTAATATTGTTTCGTGCCAGGAAGCCCGATTTTATCCAATAAAATCAGTAGGTTGAGTAGCTGGTTTGCATAGCATAGGTCATCTGGTTATAATGGTCAGACCAGCCAAGAAAGGCTGGCAGCGTCAATATTTTGACACCCGAGCTGGCGGTTTCCAGCATTAGAAAAGGAAAAGACTAATGACTTATATCTCAACTGTAAAATCTCAAGACCAAGCATTTGACAATCTCAAGGCTGGTTTGCGCACTCTCAAGACACATGACGAAAGCCGCACGCGCATCATGTCGGCATTGGCAATATCTCTGGCCGATGCCATGTCATTCGCAACAGAACAAGGCTTTGCCGCATGCCAAGAAATGTTGCGTGATGTGGTGAAAACTGTTGTGGCGCGTAATGAGAAAAACGAGCCGGATGCTGGCGAAACACGCAAATTAATGGGTTCGGCTGGCGATGCGGTTAAGGCCGCCATGCTGTTGTTAGATGCAAATAGCGGCGTTGTGGCGGGTTATCGCCGCAATGACGGCCGTGATTATGTGGACGCGGCAACCTATGCTGGCATGAATAAAGCCGGTCAAGACCGCCACAGCTCCGAAATTTTTTGGGATAGGTCAAAGACCTTTCGCAAAGAAAAAGTTGGGCAAGATATCCGTACTAGCACCAGCGATATTTTAATCCCGACACAGGACAACATTCGGGACGCCTACAAGGTGCATTTCGGCAATGCTGAAATTATGGACGGCTATAAAATTAAGCCGACCTCACGGCCGGAAGGCGAAGGCATCAACAGCCATTCGGACGCAAAGCGGCAAATCGCCTATTTGACCGCATGGGTTAAAGACGGCAACCTATTGACATTGGATGATAAGCAAGCCGCGCAATATGCAAAGCTGGCCGAGATTATCACCGGCGCATTAAAAGAGCGCGACAATGCCAACAGCCAAGCGGATGAATTAGAGGCCGTCGCCTAGTCTATAAAATCCCTCCCAACTGCCCTAGCCTTGTGCTAGGGCTTTTTTTTGGCCAAATTTCTATCATAAGGAGCCTTCGGCAACTTCTATCATATATGTCTATGCAGACTGCCACTATCATCCGGCGGCAGATGGATGCACATAGACCTAGCCATTCACACATTTTCTGTGGGTGGCCGCTGTTTGTTTAACGCTGCTTGCTAGGCTATAATTATCAAGTGTTCAGAAATACAACTTAACCAACGAGGTAAAAATGACTGACTCAACTAAATGGGCTGTGTCCCGCTTTATCGGAGACGATGAACAAATCATCGGCTACTTCTCATCGTTTGAACGTGCCAGCGAGATGGTGTGCAAGCTGTACGAAAGCTGCCCAGACATGACCTTCGCTGCCAGCGACAAGAGCGGCACCAGCTTTGCAGTTCTGGAAGCCCCAACCACCTTGCATCAATGGAGATTGTAATGCTTGAGAAAATCGGATTGCTATTTTGTCTTGTCGCTTCAACTGTTGGCATCATGCTGGCACTTGACGATTTGTTGTACACTTCAGCGCCGCTGCCTATCGGGCTGGCTTTGTTCTGTGAAGCTCTGTTTATTTACGCAGTCATTCACATTCTGAGGAAAGCTCGGTGACAGACGCAGACAAGTTAACATTGCTTATCGCTGGGTTGATGTTGATATGGTTCAACATCGACCCGCCTATTCCACCCATATTTCCATGAGGAGTTCACAATGGGACTAGACAATAAACCATCGCCTACCTACAGCAGACGACACTATGAAGACTTCGTGCATCTGCTAAGTTACACGGACGACAAAGATTTGATTGAGCGTATCATTCACTTTTTTATTGACGACAATCCTAAGTTCGACCGTGTGCGTTTTCGTACCAATCTGCACCAGCAGACACAGCTACGGCGTGAGCGTGAGTTCATGCGCACAATGCGGCCAGAACTTGAAGCTGGCATAGTACACAAGGATGGCGATAGCTATGTCGGTAACGAAAAAATTTAAGTGGGTTGAGGGTGCTGGCCGTGTCTATGCGGACACACCCTCAATAACCCAACAGGATGTCGTTATGTACTGCGAGGATGATTTGCGGTTCATACTTTTATCAGACTTTATACGTGATGTCGGCACTGAACGTGTCGGCAATCACTACTGGCACGTCTGGTTCGGCCCGACTTGCAAGTGCTGCCACGGCGCACCTAAATCTATCGGCGAGATGTTCTTAGCCAAATACTCACATGATTGGCTTTGTAACTCTTGCTACGCCCGCAACCCACAACCTAGTCCAACCCAACGCGGCTGGCGCTATATCCAGGTTGACGAAGAAGAAGACGCCTAAACAAATTCACATTCACAATAATTCACAACGCTCGCTTGGTTTTGCTAAGCGGGCGTTTTGTGTTAGTATACAGTTAGTTAGAGATTTTCTTTAACTGTTCACATCAAACCGCATAGAAAGGAAATCATATGCGCAATGATAAAACTATGCCCAAAGATTGGGTTTCGTCGCCACTAACCAAGTGGCTTGTCAACAACAACGTGACGCCTCACAAGCTCGTGAAAGCTACAAACCTGTCCCCGAATGTCGTGTACAACGTCATCCGTGGGCAGACGTTACAGCCTCGCGAAAAGACCATTCTGAAGCTGTGTTCATTCACAGGTCTGTCTCGTCGTCAGTTCGGCTTCCACACCCGTGCTGTGCGTGAGATGCGTAAGTCTGTTGACAAATCTGTTGTGTCTCGCGGCACAATACAGCGTATCAAGGCTGTCAAGCCAGTTGATACCGACATCACGTTGACAATCACAATCAAAGCATCACAGCTTGAAGCTGTCCGTAATTTATTGCGGTAATTTGCCATGGGCGGCACCGATGCGTGTCGCCCTTTTTTTTTCTGGAGGAGATGATGTTTTATGAATGTGATGAATGTGGGGCAGATGTGCCTATTGCGCGTAAGAGACTTGCTAGTTTCTTCGCTCATCTTTGTGTTACTTGCGCTAGTCGTATGGATGCTTCTATTACGACTAAGCCTACGCTCGTACCGACTCACAAAGGGGCTTATCAGCCAGTGACTAACCGGCGCAGTTTGTATGAAGCAACCTGCAATCCCAAAAACTATGACCATCAGTATGCGGAGAAATTAGCATGACAAAGAAAGTAAAAGCTGACGTAGTTGAAGCTAAATGGAAAGATGAACCAGCATCGGGTAGATCCCTTC